AATACAGCGAAGCCATACGGGTTGGCTATCAGAGTGTACGCGGGCACAGCCCCCACACCCAGAGCGCCCATGAAGCCAAGAGTACCCTGCACGTCATTGAGCAACTGATACACCACATGTTGCCCATTGATAGTGAAGTCAAACTTGAGCAGCCCTCCGAGATAGTTGTCACCTGCTCCATTCCTGTCTGCCGCTGTCATTGCACAGTCGTATACCGCAGAGGTGGAATCCCCCGCAGATCTCAGCTTCCAACCACCGCCAGCAGTCACAGCCGTGCCAGACAGGAAGCCGTTAGACTGCACGAGAAGCTCATTGAACTCAGGCCCAGCAGCTAGAGCCGTAAGGTTGAGCGTGAAGCTTACTGAAGAGTTGGGCACGATAACCGCAACCCAAGGCCCTGCATTGATAGCCGCCGCCAAGTTATCCAAGGTGTCCGTATACGTGGTGCCCATTGGCACAAAGATACAGGCCGTGGTCGAACCTGGAAGCTGGTGGAATGGGTCATACAGGCTATACTCCTGAGCCCCAATGCTCAAGAATCCTGGAGGGGCATTGCACCCCACCACAGTCTTAGGGCCGTCTATCCCATCAGAGATAGGCACCCCAAGCGGAAAGGTAACAGAGGCCGAGGCGTGCAGGCTCTCTACCAGAGTCCACCCAACAGATTGCAGTTGAGTGGCCCAGGCATTTATGAATATGTCTTGCGCGGGGCCGTGGATCACCTGATGTGCTACAGCCCCGCTTCGCTTAATGGATAAATCGTCTATGAGCATCAGTACGCCACATTCCCCGCTCCCTGACTGAGCACTTCAAGGATCAGCACCAGAGAAGAGTAAGTATTGGAGTGCCACACCTGAGTGGACACGTTGAACGAAGCCCCAACATACTCATCCGTATATGTGTGTAGCACGTCCAGGCCACCAGCAGCAGTGAGCAAGAAGGCATCCCATAACTGCCCGTGTATCTGCCAGTCCCAGACCACCAGAGCGTCAATCACCAATGGCTTATGAGATGAGTAGGTGATCGAGGGCCACGGGATCTGGTTATGGCTGAACACATTGGTTGCGATGAGCGGCACAAGGGCCAAGAACCCGCTATCGGGGGCTATCGTATTGTTGTCAGGTGCAATCACCACAACCCCGTTAAGGTAGTAGCTCATGCAGGCGTAACAGTCAAACTGGGTGCGCCAGTCAAAGCCGAACTGAGAGCCGCCATTAGTCCACCAGAGATCAGTAATAGCGGGGGGAGTTAGTCCCTCAGTGCATGACCCCTCATAGATTGGAACAAAGGGTATGCCTCCAGCAAAAGAGGACCAGCTAAGACCAATAGATCCCACTAGCGAGATGAACAATTGGCAACGGCCAGCAATACACTGAAGACTGGGATAGTCTCCATTGGTTCTCAGTTGGTGATCAAAGCTGGATACGGTCTCGGCCACATTGTAGAACTTGATTACTACACTGGGGAAGTTATATAAGTCGGCGCTTGGATTGTCCAGCTTGTAGTTAATGTTGTCTTGCACCAGCACACGACAGGCATAGTGAGTGATCTGGGGGGAGGTTACATCATAGACCCACCCCCCGGTAAGTGCGCGGTTAACTTGCCACCCAGCTAACAGCAGAATGGCGTGAAGGTCCGCTATGGTGTGTGCGGCTGTGTCTGCCCGCAGCGAATCGTGGATGATAGGTTTACCGCTGTAGGCGACAGGCATAACCGTAATTATTACGGAACCATCAGGATCTTGAAGGGCGCATCCTGCGCTCCGGTAGCTGTGAATCTCAGGGAGATATCTGCCCCGTTGAGATCAGAAGCGTCCAGGTCCACGACATACCAGCCATTGGAAAGCTCTGTCACGGCATTGGCGCAAGAGGCGAATGCTGCCCCGTCGATACTGCGGAATCCAACCACCGACAAGCCCGTACGCGGCACACCAGCGGTATCCCTCATGAGGAAAGCGAATCCAGGCATACTTACATTGGTTGTGTTATTCGCCTGTACCTTGACTCGGCCACTGGACAGGCTCACCTGCCCCGTGCCAGTGCCGGAAGAGATAAGCACGCTGGCCCCGATATCACGGGCTGTCTGAGTAGTGCCACCCATCTTCAGCATGTTAGCGTCAACGTGTCCAGCAACCGTGAAGGTCAGTGAGTCCGTCTTGGTCTTGATAGCCGACACCACAGCATCCAGGTTATGGCCGAGAATGTACCCAGCCTTGCCCGATGCGTAAGAGCCAGGGAGCGAGACATCCCACGGATCAGCACCTGCCCCAAGGTTGCCCAAGATATAGCCGCCGCTGCCAGCGGAGTAAGCCCCAGGTAGAGCCACATCCCATGGGTCAGACTTGACACGGCCAGAAGTGAAGTCAAGCTGTCCAGTGCCAGTGCCACTACTGAGCAGTACACTCGCTCCTATGTCCCGTGCAGTCTGGGACGTGCCATTGATCTTGAGCACATCCACACGCCCGCTTGAGTCAACCGACAGAGGCAGACCGCCATTAGCCCCTGCATTGGCATTGGGCAACGCAGTGAGCCCGCCCCGAGTGGCATCCTGATTGTCCCAGCCTGTAAGCTCAATCTCAATGGGCACAGGGGCCATATTGGTTACGCCTTGCAGATGAATGGAGACAAAGCGGCCACTGGCCAAAGCGGCATCTGGGATATCGAAGCGATACCACCCAGGCATATTGGTGGAGTCAATCTCCTTGAAACCCCCGGAGGAGTATGAGGATGTCACCGCTGCCAGAGTGGCCAGTGTGATAGAGACTGACGCCGCACGGGGGAGAGCGTAATAGGCCGTGAGTCCACTGGAGTTGTACACCAACCCAGTCTTAGCCGCGCCCACAGTAGACGATGAGTCCTGGATGTAGATGTTAACCGATTGGCTCGTGGAGCCTGCTTTGATAGATAGCTTCATATGCCCTCAACCGTAATAATTACAGTATCCCAAGTGGATCAGCGAAGAACGGGCCACCACTGCCCAGCCCAGCTAGACCAGCAGGACGGAACAGACCGCCAGATGCTGGTGGTGATCCCGTAGCGATACGAAAGGTTACCTCATAGAGAAATGGGTTAACGTTCGCGTTGCCAGAAACACCAGTTAGTCTGTAGTATGTATAGCCCGTGGTATTGCCATGTGCCCCTATGAACGTGGATTGACACATGAACACCGAATTGGAACTCACGTTATATTGCCGCCGTAAATTGTTGTTGTAGTCGCCGCCTATAGTGTCGGTGGTTCCGATATCCGCGAAAGATACCCCGTCATTACTGCCTTGCAGCTTCCAGGTTGCATAGGAGTCAGTGGTGTCTTGATGCCATCGCAGTTCATCAATCACACGCGGGCTGGAGAATTGCCACTGAATCCACTTGCTTGCTACTGCGAGATGCAGGCTCTCAAATTCAAGAGCCCCTCCACCTGACGTATCAACTCGGTTTAGACCATCACAGAACAGATTGAGGGTTGGGTCTTGAAAACCAGATCGACCAAAGATAAGATCTCCATGGCCACTGGTCTGGCTCTGAGTGACTGTAATCGTGGCAGTCCTATCACCTGTGCCGTCTGCATTGCCATAATCAGGCACGGCAGCATCGAGCGCATCAATCTGGAACTCAATGCCCTTGGTGAAAGGGCTATCTGACACGTTGCCGCTTATACCCAATAAACGGTAGTACCTGTAAGGTGTGGTATTCCCGTTTAGCTGCGTCTGCGTCTGTGTGGTAGCACCCGCCAGAGTGAAAGAGCTTCCAATATCTGTGTAGGATGAGTCGTCATTGGACCCCTGCCACTTCCACACACCTTGTGCAGTTGAATTATCCTGATACCACTTGGCCTCATCCACAATGCGGGCAGAGCCAAAGTCGAAAGTGATGTAGTACCCAGATACAGCATGTCCACTGTCGTTGAACCAGATAACGTTAGTCGGCGTATTGACTAGGTACGCAGGGTGCTTGGTACCACCAGATCCCCAGTTAACATTAGACTGCACAAGGATCAAGTGGTACCGCTGTCCAGTACCGCCCGAATTGGAGTAGCTTTGAGCCATAAACCGTAATAATTACAGTGGGTAGATCCCACCAAACCCGATCATGGTGATGTCTGATCCGGATGAGCCACCGCTAGAGCCAAGGCTTATATATATGTTCACACGGTTATTGTCCGGATCTTCAACCACAGTTACAACAATCCCGCCGAGCCCGATGAAGTTGAGGGTGTGACGCGTGCCGATTGACACTCCGTCTGACATGGCCTCAACTTTGGCTGGGCTCCACTTAAGCCCAGTAGCTTCGCCGCTATCAGCAGTGAGCACAGAATCATCAGCGCCCACAGGTAGCCGCACAGGATTACCGTCATAAGCCAAGAGATCACCGACAGTGGTGAGGGGTTGCGATACGTCTTCCCAGTCTGTGTCATAGTCTGTATCCGATAGCTTAGTCAGTACTTGGCCAGTGGTGCCACCAGCCGGAACACCCACTCCAGGATCTCCATCTGCTCCCTTGAGAGCCATGAGATCCCAGAAATCAGTGCCGCCCACCTCAGGCTCATTGCCTGTGTTGTCATCCTGGAGACTGATGTAGCTGGAGCCCTCGTGCTCCACACCATCCCCCATCTCGTAGGTTGCGCTGTTATCCCAAGGCCCTCGCCAAGTGCCCATGATAGACACCTGATTGACGATGCCCCACATGACAGTGACCGTAGCCACACCTTGAGCATCGAAAGAGCCATCAGATCCTGTGATGTCCCAGCTAATCGCCTGACCCTTCACGAGATGTTTGGTCTTGATAGAGATGGACACTTCCGTATCAACCTCGGTAGTCTCAGGGATGGTAATGGTGTCCAGTTCATTACCAGCGAGATTGACGCGAACAACCAGATTGGCAGAGATCTCCTTGCGCAAGACGGCTGTGATCTTGATGCCTGGGCCTGTCTCCTGCACTGTGAGCACGGGGCCAACATTGTCACCAATAGTTGTCTTGTGGATGTCGAACACGCGCCAGAAGGCTTGGGGTGCTGGGGCTCCCCCGCCACCGCTACCCCCTATGTCATCGGGGGGCCTCAGCCGTGCCAGCGTAGCCCTGTAGTCCCAATCAATCAGGGGAGAACCCAACGCTGTGACATTCCACACCACCCATGCCCCATCAGTTGAGACGGTCACCGAGTCAATCACGAAGCGGCTATTAACACCCCAGCGGGCTTTATCAACTAGGATATTCATCCCAACTTTGAGCCCATTCTTGAATGTCTTGATGGTGACCTTCTTAGGGATCACACCGAACTGCTGACCTATCGCCTTGGCATAAGTCTGGCCGTCCACTAGAGTGTTGGGATTGTCCTGTTGCTGGACGCTCTCATGGTAGCCAGTGCCGCCCTGACGGGCAGAGGCGAAGTCAATGGCGTCAGTGTTGTAATAGGTGGCAAAGCCTGCCTGGAATTGAGGACAGGTGACCACGATAGCAAGGCCGTCAGCTACTGGTGTCTCAGAAGGGTCCTGGGATATGCCAGTGGAGTTAAGATTCCAATACCATTGCTTACCTGTGTTGACGCCCTGGATGCCTACGGTTTGGGGATTGCCATCGACGGTGATCGTGGGCTCAGCAGCCGCAGGACCAGCAAGACTAAAATTGCGGGTACTTCCATCTCCTGTGAAGGTAGAGGGGATAGGATCTGACGCCTGATTGCCTTCACGTATAATGACTCGATTGACAAACGTGTCACCATCTTCATCCATCTCAAACCCAATGGTATAGTCATCGGGATCAGAGTCATCGGTGATGTCAAAGGGCGCGGCTGGGCCGTTAGTGTCATCCGATATCGCAATCTTCTTGTCCGGAGTGCAGTACCAGTGCAGCCACTGCGGGGGAGTGCCCTGTGTGCCCGTGGTAATCAGATTGTCAAAGGCAGCTCCGCACATGGCGTAGCTAACCTTGAAGGACGGGATGGGCTCACCGTCTGCCGCCAGTGGCAGGTAATCAAAGCCCTCACTAGAGAGAGCATTGACAACCAGATACTTCATGATTCCCTTGGCTAGCTCATTGTCGAACTGGCCAGCAAAGGGCTTGGCTATTGGTGAGTCGGGATCGGTAGGCTCTCCAGTAGTGCGGCCATACACAACCACTTCCCAGCCCACACAGTCAAGCTGCCATTCCATGTATGCGTCATTGCCCTGCACCTCTACGGCCCTGACGCGCATAATGAGCCCGCCAAAGTACATGTCACTGTCAACTATGGCAAGGATAGGCTGAAGAGTCAGAGGCGGATCAAGCGTATCAAAGAAGCTACAGCTAAACGTGTCGTGAGTGGTCAGGGAGTTATTGACGTGGAACGTATTGACTCGCGGCCCTCTGAGCCTGAACAGTGTACCGTTAGCAGAAGCATCGGGGGTCTGGGTAGCCGCGTCCTCCGTCTCGCACACTGTATCACTGGTGACAGAGACGATGACAGTACGCAGCATTCCATTGTCATCAGTGCTGGGGTCGATAGGATCAGTGGCCCCAATGATCCAGATAGGAGAGCCCACGTCAGCCGCAGTGAAGTGCATCCTACCCGCGACATCCGTAACAGTAGTGCCCGACATCGTGCAAGTAGACACCACACCAATTCTCACTTGCGCTAAGTCGATCTGTGTCTTTGGCAGGCTCATAATGGCTCAAAGTGTAATTATTACGGTTATCGCGGCCAAGTGCCGGGACGGAAAGCGCCTGATCTCTTAGCCCTATCTATCCCTCTATTGAAGATAGCATCCACCTGGGTATCCGTAACCTCACCATTGAAGGTAGAGCCCCTCAGGTCCACATTGACACTTGCATCAGTGCCAAGGTTAAGACCGGCATCAGTGACTACATCCGCAGGGCCACCGCCAGCCACAGCCAATTGAGGTTGCAGAGTGATTCCAGGCATACCGCCATGGCCAATAAGGGCGTCCAACTTCTCACAGATCTGCTGGTAGTAGTTAGTGGCTACGCCCCAGTTCCAGGCCATGAAGTCTGTCAGAGTATTGCGGATAACATGGCTGTCATTCAGGAGAGAATCACCCTGTTCCACAAGTCCAATCTTCAGGTAACGCGTGTAGTTCTCGATCAGATCGAGCGTCTTATTCATCCCGGCCATCTGGAAGTTGCCGATCACTCCCGAGATAGCCGATACCACACCGGATACCATGCCCACTATGCTCGTGATGCTGGTGCTTACAGCCTTAGCCGCCGTACCTGCTACATCCGCAGTGCTTTTAGCTGCTGTGGCCGCAGCATTAGCGGCTACTGTCGAAGCCTGAGTAATGCTGGCCGCTTGCTGCCCAGCACCAGCCGCAGCCGTGGCCGCTGAAGTGCCAACCCCACCCAGACTGAACACCTTGCCAAGGGTGCTGGCCACCCCAGGCAGGGATAGTATCTCATCCTTGAGGGTCTTGAGCACCCCGTGGATAACTGTCTTGAGCATCTCGACTTCGAAGTCGTGCATGATGCCGCGCCAGAATGCCCAGAATTTGCCACCAGCTAAGATAGCCTCACCCACCTTGTCACCAAACTCATTCCAGAGCTTGGATACATTCTTCTCAGTCTCCTTGAAGACAATGCCAAGCTCATGCTGCTTGTCAATCAAGGCTTGCTCCTTGACCTTCAGCATCTCAAGAGCAATCATCTGAGCGCTGTTAGACTTGCCCATCAGAGTATCAAGCTCCATCTGAGCCTGCATACGGCGGATGATCCTGTCAGTCACCGATACAATGCCACCACCATACTCACGCTCAAATTGGATCTTGTTCTGAAGTTGGCGGATCTCCTCTTCCCCACCATGGAGAATCTGAATCTGAGTCTTGAGAGAGCGTGCGGCCCTACGATCGGCCAAGTCAGCAAGCTGATTCTCCAGTGCCTCTTTCTTGGAGTAGTACTGGTTATCATTGCCACCCTTCTTGATGAGGATGTTTAGCTCTCGCTGGACTGCCTTCTCCTGGATATCGGCAATCTGATCATCGAGATCCTGTTCCAGCTTCAAGCGTTGGCTGGCGCTAATGGCCCCGATGCTTTCCTGGTATGCAATCTTCTGACGCTCAAGCTCTATCAGATTAGTCTGATGCTTGGCCTCCCCAGCCTCTTCAATCTGGATGGCCTTGAGCTTGTCATCGGTGATCTCTTGATTGCGCTTTGCCTCTTCCTTGTCGAAGTCAGCAAGCCCCGCAGTCAGGTTTTTCTGATACTCGTCATAGATCTTCTGCTGTTCTTTGAGAGACTTGGCCTCGCGGTTCTCCCTGTCAAAGGTGGCCTTCTGATCCGCCGCAGCCCTGCGAGAATTGGCAGCAGACATCTGGGCCTCAACCGTGGCCTCATACACTGAGGACTTCTTGGTTGTCTCAAGTGCAAGCTTCTTTAGCTCGTAGTTCTCCTGAATCTTGAGAAGCTTCTCGTTCTGTGCCAGCAGTTGGGCCTCAGCATCCTCAGCGCTGATCTTGTGGAGATTCTCCTCGTGCTTGATAGATTCAATCTCCATCTGCACCAGTGCCTCCTCTGCCTTCTTGGCAGACTCAAGCCGGATCTCCTGGATGCGGTTACGCTCCTGTGCAGCACGTTCAGCCGCCGCCTTGCGCTTAGAGTCCGCGTCAGGATCTTCTACACTACCACTGCCCTTGAATCCCATCGCAGGGGCAGGAGGGGGCTTAGGTGGTGCTGGAGGAGTGCGCTGCCCTGTGAAGTACTTGTATGCAGCTTCGGCCAGAGCGATATAGCCCTGACTCAGATCGTGAACCGTGACAATGGTATCCGCTATGACACCAGCAGACGCTTTGGCAGCGGGGGCAAGCACAGTGCCCATATCAATAGCTGCCAGTCTCGCAGCCTCACCCAGCTTATTAAACTCCGTCTTGGCCGAGTCCATGCGGATATCGGCTACCTTCTGAGTGGTGCCAGCCGCATTCTTTAGCTGAGTCTCATAGTCCTTTAGAGTGCTGGACATCCCCAGCAAAGCCTGAATGGACTGGTTAGTGCGGCTATTGAGATGCAACAGAGCTAGATCGTGCTGGATAGTCTCAGTGGACGCGCCATTGAACAGAGTCTCAAGCTCTCCCAGGATGACTGAGAAGTCCTTCATCGTGCCCGTGGAATCGTACAAGAGTTCCTTGTACTTCATCTGGTGGCCGTTAAGGGTGATTAGAACGTCTTGGTACTTCTCGGCCTCACGGGGCAAGTCACGCAGGATCTGGATAAGCGCTGTCTGCTGCTGAGCCGCAGGGATGCCAGCCTTGGCCATAGTCGCCAAGATTGCCAAGCCTTCCTCAGCGGACTTACCAAGAATCTGGATAGCGCCCGCACCTTTGCCAGCGAGAGCCTTGGCGAACTGCTCACCTGTGCCCTGCGCAATCGTATCGGCCTTGAGCAACAGGTCAGAGATATGCTCGATGGACCCGCCAGAGCCCTTGAGAGCATTGAACACACTAGTGAGAGTCTCAGCCGCAGTGCTCACCTTCATGATGCCGTCAGCACTCGCAGTAAAGGCGAACTGCACTACAGCGGGCATGTCCTTGAGCGCTTCCTCTGTGGTTCTGCCCGCAGACTCCAGAGTGTAGAAGGCGTGTGCAATCTCAACAGAAGAGATGCCGTAAGCGACAGACAGGTCTTTAGCCGTCTTGATCATCTGAGTCTTTTGGAACTCAGTGACATCCTTCATGATCGAGAGGGACTTGTTAATGGCGTCATCAAACTCTGCGAACTGCTTAACTGCCTCATAGCCTACAAAGGCAGCAGCCGCTCCCGCAATAAGTCCACTAGCGCCAGTGCCAATCGTGGGGTTGAGTCCACTTGTGCCCGCACGCAACCCCATACGGACAGGGATAGAGTCTGCCGCCTGAGCTTCCTTGACTATTGCAGCAGCCCTAACCTCGGCCTCAGCATATTGGTTGGCCAGTTTGATGCGCTCAGCTACAGCAGCAGCCTGAGCCTCAGTCTGCATGGCTTCTGCTCGGGCCGTGCCGATTGCTATCTGATTAGCGAGAGCAATACGGGCATCTGCTATCTCGGCTTCCATGGCCAGAGCACGGGCCTCACCCTCAGCAACCAAGTTAGCCGCTGCCACCCGCTCATCTGCGAACTGCTTATTGAGAGCGGCTGCACGAGCCTCACCTACCGCGATCTGGTTAAGCTGTGCAATCTTCTTGTTGGCGATCTCCTGCTCAATTGCAGCAGCTTGGATCTCACCCTGAACCTCTTGATGCGCCCTGATCTTGACATCGAGAGCGGCTTGCTCAGCCCTGATCAACTGCTCAAGAGCGCTCTTCTCTGCCGCCAGTGCCGACACCTGAGCCGCTGTTAACTGGGTTGCATTACCCGTAGAGACACCCAAGCTCTGGAGTGCCGCTTGATATGCAGTGGTGGCCTCAGTGCCCTGAGTGAGAGAAGTGATTACTTGCTGGTAGCGTGACTGGAGAGCACCCAAAGACAGGGACATGTCAGCCCCGGCCTCTTTGATCATCGCTTTAGATTCAGCGAGAGAAGCACTCAGCGGGCCTACATCAAGCCCTAGTGTTGCAAAGAGATCAGCGACAGAACCAGTGATGCTAGGGCTTGGCATATATCTTCCTCTTCTTTATTTTACGGGCTTTATTGGCTGTCACACCCTTAAGAGCCTGCTTCAATTCCTTCCAGTTTCCGCCAGCCCCTCTATCGGGATCAGGTGTAATTATTACGGTTTTCTTCTGCGGCGGGTACTGCTGGAGCAATAGGTCTTCAGCCGTGAACGCCTTGTCACTGGTATTGGTACGGCCTCGGTTAAGTTGATAGGACGCAGATTGAGCGACAAAGAAGTCCCTTGTTCTATCCCAGGTAAGCACCCTAACACGATAAAGGGCTGTGACCCGCGCTAGGGTTGACTTGTCAAACTCCTCAGAAGTCAGCCCCAAACACCGAGCCACAGCCCAGTACTGTAACCACGATTTGTTTGAGGCTAAGAAGGGTCCTCAGCCTCTGTGGGTAGCGGGGGACGTGCACCTTCGATCTGCACATCCGACATGTCGGGCAAGAAGAGATCAAGCGCAACCTTGAGCCGCTCCAGAATGTAACCGTAGTGGCGATAGGTGAACAGCTTGTCAACATCGTCCTGGGTAAGCTCAGGGTGATGCTCCTTCAAGGCCCAGTACAGCGTGGCTCCCATCAGTTCAGGGCTCTGCATTTCCTTGAGCCCGAACCCGATAGCCAAGAGATTATGCCCAGTATCCTTGTAGATCCCCTTTACCGCGTAGTTATTAAGCTCCATGGTAAAGGTCTTGCCCTTCAGGGTAATAGTCGTCAGAGGGTCAAGCTGGAACGTCTCCTCGATGCGCTTCTTGCGAAGCTCCTGGGCCTCTTCAATGCTGATCACCTTCACCATAGGCTTAGCTCCACTGCGGCTGGCCAGTCACCTTGAGGGTACCGGACGCCATCAGGATCGTCCCAATGTCGGCCTTGGGGGCAATGGTCTGAATATAGGTGGCGTAGTCCACCGTGTTATCCGAGTCATCGGGGAAGATCGTCTCGAAGTTGGTAAGCGTACGCGCGTAGCTGTTGGTCCGCAAGTCGATGTGAATCTGATTGCTGGGCCTCCAGTTGCAGTCGAACGCCACATTGTCACCGTCAGCCAAGCCAGGGATGAACTCCCTGAAGAAGCCCTCGGAATCGTGACTGGTCGCATCCAGCAAGTCAAACTTGATGGACGGGCCAGACAGTTTGGTAACTTCTGGGACGGTGGTGAACTCTTCGGGAGAAGCCCCATCACCCATCTTCAGAAGCGTGCCGTTTGCGATAATCGCGATTGTTGCCATTGTGTTACTCCTTCAGTAAGAGGGATCATCGTACTGTCTGACTTCGCCCTCTGGAATCGGATTCTGTCCTGGGAAAGCCCAAGGGTGATTGTCCTCCGCTTGATGCTTCTCCATCTTAGCAAGCCACAGTGTTGAGTACTGACAGTAAATGCACTTGTAGTTCTTAAGTGCTTTCCACTTGCCAATCGAGTAGCCCCTCAGTTTGTCAAGCTCGTCCTGAGTGGGCTCAACTATTAGCTTTTGGTCCGACATACCATTCCGCCTTAGGTAACTGCTGCCCTTCCAATAACTTAAGTATACCAGCGTCCAGCCCCCGCTTCTTCCACTTCTGTATCAGGTAGAGCTTACGGGAGACGAACATCTTGTCCAGGTCAATGCCCATGGCCTTAAGCTCAGGCCAAGACGAGTGGAGAGCGCGGTGCAGGTACCGCATCCCGCCAAAATAGCGGTTTTTGTAGCCTGCTTCTACAAGCTGGTAGTGGAGATCATCATCCTCATAACCCCAGCCCAGCCCGCCGAATGGCCCATCCTCATCGAAGCGTACGCCTTTCTGGAACATCTCACAGCGGAACAGGCCGTACTGAGTCCAGGCGCACCGGATATCATTGCGGGTGCGCGACTCTGGGATCTCTACAAGATTGTGGGCACACTCCTCTCTCTTCTCCGAGAAGTTAGCAGAGTAGGCACCGATGACGCCTACGTCCCAGTGGCACTCCAGATAGCGAGTCATGGTATAGGCCGACAGAGGAACTATCTCGATGTCGCCGTCCATGAGCATCAGGTACTTGGAGCCCACCACTTTGACCGCAAAGTCGATGATGGCGTTACGCGCCTTGCATATCCCCTGATTGGTATTGAACCTACCCAGATGGACATTGGATGGTAGAGTCTCACCGAACAAGCCCCGGATAGCTTCCCACGTGCCATCAGTAGACCCGTTGTCCATGATGCAGATATAGGGTACAAGGCCGAGCTTGATAAGCCTGTTGGACTCTTCCACCAGTGCCATGACCCCCTCAACACTGATGTCTCGTGTGTTCCAGCACAAGTAGCCAAGTGTAATTATTACGGTTTTTGGGGCATCCCCGTTCTGACTGTCCATGTACTTCTGGATATCCCCCTTGTATTCAGTGGTGATGCCATGCCCCTTGGCCTTGCAATGCTCCAACATCTTGACAATACAGCCCGCTCCAAGAGTGTCATAGGCACAGTCCACACACATACAGTGAGTCAGGCCCTTCCTCTGGCTTGTGTTCCAGGTGTATTCTAGCTGCCCCATGCGATAGACACCCTCGTAACTCCTTGATGTAGGGAGCGGACGCCATCATGTAGCATGGAGTCCACAACCGGATTGACGCCTTGAATGAACCTGGAACCTGCTGTGCCACTGAAGCCGCACAGGTACGCCTTGGCTGAGTCGCGCATGGTGCCAGCAGACTCAAAGTCCTTGGCCCACACGTTCACCTGGATGACAGTGAACTGCACACCGCTCAACCCCTGCAAGCTCTCCACTTCCTTGACAGTGATCTCCTGCACTGTGACATAGGGGAAGGCGGCAGAAGGGGGCAGCGGGACAGGCGAGATTCCACCCAAGCTAGATGTGAAGTGGTTTTTGAGTAGCTGTATCACCTCTGCGACAAAAGTGTTCACGCCAGCAGCCCCCTGATTAGTGCGGCTACTCCAGCATGGACATCAGCCCTTATCTGACGGTCATTGCCGAAGATTGCATTACTGATAGCCCCCTGCCCTCTGCCTGTCGGAGAGCCATTGAATTCGATATAGGGGGCATAATCCTTGCGGGAGACATTGCGGGGATCTGCTATCAGCTTCTCACCGCCCACTTGTAGCACGGCCCTAGCATGAGTTGGGCCTATCTCGGAAACAACAGTCTCCATCGTAGAGATGCTAGCACCCGTGAGAATGGGCCACTCACTCTTAGCATCCGCAAGTGCAGGCTGTAAAGCCTCAAGAAGTATCTCCGCAATTGCCTCTCCTGTCACCCCTGCCTGTAGCTTGGACAGGCCAAAGGTATTCACCTGCATCCCAACTGTAGTGCCGGGTTCGCGGGACCTTCGACCTGTGGTTACTCGTACCTGTGCCATTAGGGGGCTATTAACTCCAGATGAAGTCTGGTGCTGAAGTGGGAGCCGTCATGTTCAACGCCCACGATCTTGAAGTTGATACCGTCGATGAGAGCATACATGTCATTGACGATTGTCGGCTGATAGCTGTTCAGCTTCAGATTCCGCCGATTGAGATTCTCGGTCACAGCCTGATCACGGATCTGCGTATCATCAGGGCGCAGGGTGATAAACGGGGCCATACGACACTCCAGGTCAACCATAAGAGGCACAGGAGTGTAGCCTGTAATCACAGGTTGATTGGCCGCATTCAACGTAGTAGTGGCCGCGCGGATTGTGCACCGCGACGGCCACACTTCGGGTATTGCGATTCGAAGACGGGAGTCAATTATCTGTCTCATGTGCTGGTTCGCTCCCAATCCTTCCAGATCTTCTCGCACCAGCTAGGACGGTCGTAGACCATCTCAACCATGTCAAACACGTTCTCCTCAAGCACTAAGTCACGCATAGCCTTAGCTGCCGCCCGCATCTCCTTGGCCATCGCGGGGCCGTCCGTCTGGAGATCGAGGATCTTGATCTTCTTAAGGATCAGGATCATGTTGACTGCCATAGCGTCTAGGCAATCGGCTGCAATGACTTTGGCATCGGCAATGTTACCGTCACTGTCGGTATTCACGTCGATGATGTTTTGAATGGTCGAATCGAGAAGGATCACTTGGTCATACTGGAATGTGTAGTTTCCAGACGAAGCACCAGCGCCAAGTGTGATACGACCATTCTGAGGATCGGTGAGGGTAAATGCAGGAGCCGAGCCGCTTGGAGGTGTAATTATTACGGTTCCATCGACTACGGGGAAGTACACGGTCTGGAACGTCAGTTGCCCCGCTACCGCTACGATGACATCGCTATGGTACAGGGGCTGGTCCTGGATCAAGGATCGGATTTGGTCAATGAGAGACATCACTTTTTCCGTTGGGCCACTGGTTCTTTAACGCGAACATCATCCAAGGTACGCATGTCAGGGGGTTTGGGCTGGGTGCTGGCCACCACTACATCCTTGATTTCGGTCAGCACCTTTACCACATTACGCAGTTCTTCTACCGCCGCTGCCATGAAGTGGTCTGACACCGTTTCGGGTGCCAGACCACGGTCAGGAGAAGCCAAGTTTAAGAGGCTCCGAAAGACGCGACCGCAGCCTTGGGGTCCACCTGAGTGGCGCCAAAGATGTGCCGGATCTTGTAGTTAATGCCGTCATTGTCGAAGTTGCCTTCGGCGACAGACGATACGCCACCGCCCAGCATCATGGCATCGGGGTCCTTCACGAACAACTGAGGACTGCGACGGCCACGCATGAAGGCAAAGACGAAAGCGGGACGACGGCTAACGTCGTTGGGATTGGAGATAAGGAACCACGGATTGGTTGCGCAGGAACTGGCCACATACGGGATGTACGGGTTGACTTCCAGCTTGAGCTTGGCCTTCATCCAGTTATCCGTATACAGGAACTGGTCCGAATCGCCGCCGCCGGAAGCAGCATTGATACGGAGTTGGCTTGCGCCCAGGATGTTACGGGCCGTGATCTCGTCGTTGGGAGTGACCAATAACGTGGCCGCGTCCACCATGATGGGCTGACCCTCAGTGTCCGTCTGAGCCGCCAAGACCTTGAACGCAGCTTGCAGGTTCTTGATCGTAAGCGGACCAGTAGTCAGATTGGCGTTACCACTGGAGAAGAACGTGGCATCGGGGCCGTTCACATCGCAGAGCTTGGTGGTAGCCAAGTACTCTTCGGAACGGCGGGCACCAACACCCATGAGCACGGGACGGTCATTGAAGGCGTTGAGATCGTCCTGGATGATCATCTCGAACGAAATGCCATACCGCTGGCCGTACTTGAGTACGGACACCGAGTAGTGGCCTTCCGTGAAGGCAATCTCCGGATAGGGCTCATGTTCCTTCACCTGAGGCAGGATACCCTGCCCGCCGTCGATGGTGTACAGGTTGAGGGCGCGGAAGTCCTTCACGTCCACAACACGCATCCACGACGGATAGGTGACGGGCCAGGGCATGTAATTGCCCAGGAGTTGGCGGTACAGCAAATCCCCGAACAACAGCGGGAAGTCGTCCGTACCCATGGCCTCTTGCAGGTGGTACTCGGGCACGCGGCCCTCTTTCACCCCTGCGATCAATTCGGCCAGCATCATGCAATGCCGCATCCCCTCTTTCGAGCGAAGGCGCACCACACGGTCAGACCGAGACATGCCAGCGTGCTCATTAACGGTGGCATCCTTACCAGTGACAGGGACGATACTGAAGGAGCTACGCAGCTTCGCAACGTCCGATGCCACCATCTTCATCTTGTCGGCAAAAAGCATTGTAGTCTCCTTAGTACCCCACCTGTACGTCGATAGAGGTGGTCGTGGAGCCAGAAGCTACCAGTTCCACACCCGAATCGCCGACAGCATAGCCGAAGCGCACCCCGCCAGCCCGCTTGCTAACCGGGGGAGTCTTGGCTTGGTCGAAGTAGAGAATGTCTCCACCGTTTACGGCCACATTGGCGTCCGCGCCAGAAGTGCCGCTGGAATCCTTACCCGCAACGAGTAAGGTGAAAATCCCGTCCTTCTGCATACGGGTCTTGCCGTCCGAGTCCGCGTTATCCAACGCAACACCCGGAACCGAGCCGCACACCACAGGATCATTGGCCAAAGCGTGATTACTGGTGCGGTTGGCAGTTTGCGCAATAACCGCAACGTTAGGCCAAACATTGTTGGTCTGCGCGTACTTTCGATTCGTTGCCATCGTTTGTTGCCTCCAAAAGTGTAATTATTACGGTCCCGAAGGCTTCCGCGCTACCGGAAGTCTCCCAGAGCGTACTTCAGACCAGCTTCGGGGACTCCAAGCGTCTGCAACGACTCGCTGTAGCGCTTCTTATCCGCTTCCTCGGCCTTCTGGGTGTTGCTCTCACGTGCATTGAGATGCTGTTCGCCCAGTCCGGTGACTGAGCCGCCAGCTTCGGCCACGCCCACGAGATCCTCTTTAACCGACTTGGCCCAGTCCAAGTCAACCTTGCCCTCGGTGGTCATCTTGGGATTGCCGCATACCCGCTCCAGCAGTGATGCCTTCACGGTAAAGCCAGCCTCCCGTACCAAGGTCCCGACAGTGGCGACAGCAAGAATCACGTTCTGCTGAGCCTCCATGACCTTGTTCTTCGCCTCTGCCGCGTCCAGTCTATCGCGCAGGGCTTGCACTTCTGCGTCCGTTAATCCAGGCATATTACTCTCCTTTACATCGGTGATAGGGGCACTGCCCCGCTGCGATTCTGTAACTGGGACGATTGGGGCACCGCCCGCGCCCGCCTTGGTTACATAGTCTACTGAGTAAGCCTTCTCGAAGGACTGGGCAATCATGCCCGTGCGACCATCGACAGTGCCTGGGGCTGCCTTAATCGCGGCGTTAATGCTGCACCCGATGTAAGGCCCCTTACTCATAATCTGTTCTTCGTGGTCAGGGAACACCATGGCCTCAGAGTAGAGGCCAGCACCCACCGGACCATTGGCATTCCAGTATGCATCACGGTCAAGCACACTGGCCAAGTCGTTAACGTCGCCCTCAGGCCGCTCAATCTGCTCCGTCTCGGTGGCATGATTGAGGAACATCTGAGTGCCTTTCTTGAAGGCCTGTGGTCCAGTGGCCTTGATCATGGCTTCACTGTAATATGCCATCGAGCCCCATCCCGGCTTGATGATGCAGACAGGGATACGGGTCTTGCTGGCCTCGGTGACCTTGATCCCCTCTGTTACGGCTGGTTCGCAGAAGGTGACCGACTCCCTGACGAGGGTGAACTCCTCCGCAGTCTCAGGCTTGTGAGTCTCGCGCACGGCCTTGAACCAGTCCATATCCTCCACGAGGCCTTGAGGAAGATCAAATAACGCCCGCATCGACTCAAGCGCTTCTGTGGCGGAAGATACGTAGGCGACATGCACCTTTTTAGCCGCGCCAACTGTGACGGTTGGGTCACTTCCAGCAGCACCTTGAGTAGCTGTGTATGAGCGTTTGTAGTTCTGCCCCTTGTGAGAGTAGACAACATGCCCAGGAAATACATCATTAACCCACGGACCCTGTTCATCATAGGTGTTGTTCACCCCGTGAGCCGCCATGAGCGCAGTGCGAAGATGACCCCTGAGCGCATCATGGGACTGATTCATCGGCAAAGCCGCCTCAGCGACTGTCTTATAGAAGGGAAACATTACTTCTCCTTTGTACCACGTAAAGCTAACGTTTCGCCCCCGGTAAAGGGGCACCTGAAGGCTTCGGAGTAGGCTTAGAGGCTGTTTTCATAGCTGCATCTGCCGACTTGAGAGCCGCATCTCCAAGCTCTTTCTTACCCTGAGCTACCAGATGCTCATCGTCCATCTTGTCCGCCGGATCAGCAAAGCCTTGCAGCACAGAGTCAGGATACAGCAGTTCTGTCATCCGCTGCGCATCCTCGCGGCCAAGAGCCTCAAGCAGCATCTCACAGACCACTTTACGGTCAGGGATGATACCCTCAGCGGCACTACCACCTAATGTTACAGCCTGGACAACCGAGCGAACACGATCGGTCACGTCGCGCTCAAGTATATTGGGGAACTCGATCTTGACGTTGGTGGTTTCACCTTCAGGTGGAATAACCGTAATTATTACGGTCCCGTCGAAGGAATCCCGTGTCATCTCGGCACTGTAGCCAGCCTTGTTGAGAACACCACCTGGAGCCTGAGCAGACCACTCAATCAATCGGGTGCAAAAGGCTTGTATGACCCCAGCCCACATGTCTTGACGAGAAACCATCTTAAGCTCAGTAGGACGATCAAGGGTGGTAGATGTGGCGAAGTTGCCAATGTCGGAGTCCCCGAGGAAGTGTTCAGGGGTATCTGACCCAGCCGCGACCATTGACCTGAGTGCGCGTGCCTCATCTGGACCTGTCGTAGATCCCGCTGTTTTAATCGGCTTGACATCTGCGGCCCCCGATAACAAGGCCCAAGATGCTGTATTAGTGGGCGGATTATTGTCAATCGCCCGCCCATTCTGGACCCCTGTCTTCATCCTGTTCTTGCTGGCAGCGACACCAGCTTTCCCAGGCAATCCCGATATTTGGTACGCGAGTCTGGCATAAGCGGCCAGAATTGTGGCAAAGTTCTCCAGAATGCGCTTGTAGCCCGTGGCCCAGCCAAATGCTGAGATAAGCTCAGGGCACCCGAAGCGCATCATGTCCAGCCCACCCGTCTTGAGATGGTAGGTGCAAGTGTCCCAGGCTATACGAGTGCCGTCGATATCGTACTTGCGGCGGGTAACTGGGTAGTAGTCCCAATCCGGATACAGGGTGTTCTCCTGTACAGTGTCCTGCATCATCTGATCTTGGAGAAAGAAGCCCCCATTCGGGCCTCCAACGTTAGACACACGAGCATAAAAGCGGGGCTCTTTGGAGTCTTCAGGGTTGTAAATGATACCTTGTATTTGGTCAAAGGGGAGGAGTCGAACGCGGGCAGTGCCGTTTTCCTTGTTCCGATAGAATATGAAGAACTGATTACCGTCAACCCGTTGCTGTCGCTCTCGCTCAGTCCAGGCATCCCCGATAATGCGTTGATTCTTCCTGTTATTGAAAAAGTCATCAAGCACCTTCTGCACATTGGGGTTCTCAGCGGTGATCTGCACGCCTCTGCCCCAGACATATAGCTCCTGCACCGTCACGACACGCTTGATTAGAGGATTGATCATGTACATGACACGGGAGAGCCCCACGATGCGCCTGAGAGTGGTACGGGTGAAATTGAAGGTAGCGTCCGCGCCATTCGCAAGCCAGCCACGATCCTCACCGGAGAAGGTGGCCTCAAGCTCACCAAAAGCAGATTCCAGGACTTCCACCATCTTGCCCTTGAGCGCCTCTTGGGACGGCATACCTGAATCGCCATCCTTCACCATGAGAGCCTCTTCGGCCAGATCAGCAGTCGCAGTCATGTGATTTGCGCCCAATGACGCGCCAGCCCAAGCCCCTACGAGCTTATCGCGCAGTTGCTTTCCGAATGTCATGACTGTAATTATTACGCTTTTGGCGACTAAGATCTGTGGTTTGTTTGGTTATTCAATCCATGAACCATACCCCGTAATTCGGCAATCAGAGAGGCGTGAGACTCCACTTTCACACATAAGGAGTCCAGCGTTTTGGTGCTTATGCTATTCACCACACTCTGTGATTGCCCTGCCGTCTGAATAGCAGCAGCTGCTGTGATCAATTCCCGAGCGGCGGTCTTCATATCAGCCGCAATCTCGGCAATTGCCTCGTTGGTTGTGCGTTTGAACTCAGCCAAACTGGCCTCACTGGATAGAAACTTGTTATCCAGGACAGCCAGCTTGATGTCCATGTCGTGAGAGGACTTAACTGAAGATAAATATGCAGCGATAGCAGCAGAAAGGAGTGCCGCTGCCACCATGCGAACCCATTCCATGCATACAGGGTACCAGCATAGTACTAGCGTTTCACCCCATTATGTGCCTTTTTTCACCAATCAGTACTAAGGTGAATCCCCTATTTCCGTAATTATTACGGTCAGAAAGGTGAAATATCTATCCCCCCTGTGTAGACCATCACGTCTTCAAACTCTTCCGGATCGTCTGCAAGGCTGTCGATAAAGGCCACCATATAGCGCAAAGCGTCCATACCGTGATTGTCCTTATCAAGCGGGATCTCATCTTTCTTACTATTTGCCTTCTCATTCTGCCTCTTATCCCACACGTAACCGTCAAACTCGCCCTCAGTGCTATACGGGGCTCCCCTGTCCTTAAGCTCCTCATCCACCGAGATTAGAGCATCCCGCAGGATCATGATCCCAGGACGGCCCTCCCAATCAGGTAAAAGCCGCTTTTGGACACCTTGAACACCCTCTTGGATGCTCTTGTATGCCGCAAATGTCGGATATCCCGTGTGTCTCTGAAATACGGCCCTGCCCTCTGCGTCATGATCACAAATGATGGCCTGAGGGGGAGGTTGGCCCTCAGTGATGCTCATTATCTCCCTTGCTGCGTCCTCAACCAGCATCTGAGTGCGGTATAGTTCACGGTTGAGGTAGAGACGGCCTTGCGGGTCCTCCATCCAATCCTGCCAAACGAAAGGATGAGTAAAACCAAAGTCCAAGGACCAGTAATGAGTCCATTCTTCCCAGCCAACAGGTAATTCAGCACGAGAAATGAGATGAGTGTGAGTGTCCCAAGTGTCATAGACTATACCCTCCGCAGCGGCCCACTCTCCTTTATATAAGCGCTTGAATCGCACACCGGAGAGCCGTTTGAGCTTCGCCATGTAGCGGACGCCCTCCGGAGTCCAGCTTTGGCTACTTTGATCGAAGAATTTGGGGTTGTCCTCATGAAAGGACAGGTACATCTTGGTCAAGCCCTTGTCGCAGCGCACTTTTAGCCAATGAGTGGGCTTGTCTGGGTTGCAATCGCCCATCATTTGCTGATAGGGCACGACTCCATGGCGGATACAGGCCGTGCAGATTTCCCAGTCATTCTCAGTGGCCTCAGTGGCCTCCTGCATGTATCCGATGTCCCATTCGGACGAGTTTAGGCGATCTACGTCATCCAAACCGATGACCGCGCACATGGACTTGTTGGGATAGTTGAAAACTTGGTCCTGTTTGAGGAAGTGTACCTTGTCCTGGGGCTTGAGGATGAACTCCTGGTACATAGCAAGGCAGGAATTGGTCATCGAGGTGCGGGTTTTGCGGGACATGAAGCCCCTTGCGCCTGGATATTTGCTCAGGACAAGGTGAAGTTTATGTAAAAGTCCCAGAGACTTGCCAGTACCCTTTGGACCCGCAACAAGTATCTCGTCAGACTTATCGAGAAACACCTCTTTCGACGCGCCATAGGGGGTGTATTTGATCTTGTAACCAGAAGCGGCGACTAGCTCAGGTTGGGCAGTTGCGGGGACTACCTTCTTCCTGGGCATGTCTATACCGCATCCACGTCAACGCCTACATAGATGCGGATTGCCGTCTCCTGTTGATTCTTTTCTTCCGGCTTGTCAAGAGCCAGCAACTTACGGCGGCGATCAGATATTTGCAGGCTAAGACCAGCCGCAGCAAGATTGCCAGCCTCTGCCAGTGGTTGGTAGAAGCGTAGGAGAGCATCATACCGTTCGATCTCCATTTGGCGCATCTCTTCGGTAGTTTCGGAGAACTCCTTGATGGCCATACCCATCACCTGCTTGGCGTCCTCACTGGCCGTGACCGTGGTGCACCCTAAAGTGCGGGCAATCTCCTCGTACGAGTAGCCTTGACGCCTCAACTCGACCACTTTATACCGTCTGTCCACTTGACGTAGCGTCTGGACCGAATTAACTACATTCGAGCCCCTGGTTTTCCCCTGAGTGCGGAGGGCCTTGACGGGAACAGCCTTCTTGGATCTCTTAGTCGCCATAATCAGTTGCCATAATCTGTAATTATTACACTCTGCTATTCTAGTGTCAACGGTACTAGTACCCGCAGTCCCGTTACTCTCTTGCGGGCTGCGATTGGGGGGGAGGTGCGGGCCTTCCCCTTAGTCGTTATCGTACGAGATGGTTAGCGTAGTTCCATTCGGGACGTACGCATAGAGCCCACCCAGACGATATCCAGGCAGGGCAGGTTCCTTGGGTGGCAGGATTGTCATCTTGCCCGTTTCGAGACTGGCCCCGTGCGATGAGTCTGTAGTGGACCCGCCCAGTCGAGCAGGACCCCCAACAGCGCAGATATACACCGCAGTGGCCATAATCTGCGCATCAGTGGTTAGCTGGTGCGTAGCATTGTTACCGGAGATGTCGGCTAGTGATTTCATGCACCTATTATACGATTAAGTATGGAAATCACCATTTACTGGTCAGACAAGCTCGGAGCCCCGCATAGAAAGTTCCGAGAGTTTGTGCAAGAGATGGCCAACCGCATCAATTTTGGTCATGCCCGCCATGGATTCCCCAATTTCAATGATGATTACTGGGGATCACTCAAGAAAGAGATGGAAGCCTACAATCACACAGGCAATAAAGAGCACCTGTACAATATCGCCAACTTCGCCGAGCTTGAATGCCGTGTCCCTTCACACCCCAAGCACCATTATGCAGCCGTCAAATCTGTGAATCGCAACGGCAAGAGGAAGATTGGGGAGTGAGGACGGGAGAGGTGGCAGGAACCCGTTGCTTGAGGTGGCCTCTCCCGCCTATTGCATTGGCGTTTTATTCACCTTATCACGGTTTCTGTCCCACCAGATAGCCGCTGAGGTGCGATTAGCGTGACCTGTTTTGCCCAGCACCTCACTCACATAGGCTTTAATGGTTCCAGTGTCCAGTTTCAGCTTGAAAGCTATTTCCTTGTTGAGCAGGCCTTCCACCAAGCAGTCCAGCACTTGGTAGTTGCGCACGGTGAGGGGTTCCCCTAGCAACTGCTCCCTAGTTCTGCGCGTTTGGTACAGTTTCCTGCGCTCTGGAGTCTGGCGGCACGCATGGCAGATCTTGGCTTTCGCGTTATTGCAGATGTAAGCGTGGAAGTCCTTGCCGCAACGTGCGCAATTGTTCATCTCAAGCTGTGGAACATCATCTCGAATAGGGCCTTTATATGGCATCCAGGGTACCTACCGTAATTATTACAGTACTGGTACCCGCTCGGACAGCCCGCTTCGCGTGCAGTCCTCGCTCCGCTCGTCCAGTACAGGGCTCTGGGGGATTGCGAAGATCCCGGTATTTGCTGCGTAAGCAGCAAAGAGGGATCGAAGCGGGAGGTATCGTGTGAATCCCCCCTTCCCTCTCTCTTGGAACTCTCTCCCAACCCCCCTTCTTATTATATTGTCAAATTCAACTTCTGTCAAGAATTATTATTTTCTGGGTATTTTACGGTTGAAAACCGTAATAATTACAGTGGTTTAGGGTATTTTGGCCTATTTCGTACGGATTCTGGTCGATTTTTCTTGCAATTCTCTGAATTTCGCCTTACTCTTGGATCAGGAGGCGATATGAACACTGGATTACAGACCACTCTCTGCCCTTCTTGCAGCCGGAACACTCCACGCGAGACGCATGTTTGCGTATTTTGCGGCTGCTCCACCTCCACCAGTACCTTTGCCGAGATCGCTGAGACTCCCGAAGCGCCTATTTGGCATCCTTGGGTGGTCATATACACCGAACAGGGCAGCGTTCCTTATGTTCTTGACAAGATTGAGATGGATACACGACGGGAGTTAACCGCGACGCGGGATAACTGACCCCGGAGGAGAGAGTGAGAGAGCGCTTGTCGCCTCAAGGTCACGAGGGAGGGGAACTTTCTCCAGAACTCCTCTAAATCGTAGACCACTCAATATCTTCACCTGTTCTTTCGATCTGTGCGTTTCCTCAGTAGACCTACTTCCTGTCTATCTCTCAAAAGGGGCAGTTCAAACCAATTCCCATGCTGCCCCTTCCTTCATTTACCTCATCATCTGGCTCAAGAACCAGAAGAACACCCCTAACCATCCCAGGCTTAGCCTAGACGGGGCTGTTGGTAAGCCTACTGCCGCGCAAAGCACGCATATAACCGCTATCACTTGCAGGATCAACGTTGGATTCATAGAACCTCCGATTCGATCGTACTGTAATTATTACGGTTTTGCTGGATATTGGTTAGTCTGAAGATAACCTCCCCCTCACCTCTTTTGCGCTGGAGTCCCGCCCGCTTTCATGTGACTCCCAAAACATCTATTAGGAGATTCCCTGATATACGTACTCGGGGCAATCCCTTATTACCAACTGTAATAATTACACTTCATACACGTGTACATTTGCGAAGTGGCCGTTTACGGCCACTGAGCACCCAGGCACCCGGATATATGCGGAGCGGTGCACCGTGCGCACCTACCGACCTCTGCGTCACAAGAAACGGCACTCTACGGTGACTCAGTGCGGAGTGTCCGCACCACTTTCCGCACTTGAGACACACTCCTATGCCGAGTGGACAGTAGACTAACAGCTAGAAAAATCAGAAAAGTAGCACCACAGAAAAGTGTGTGTGCATAACTTTGTGGAAAACCACTAGTCTCCTGTGGAAAACAAATCAATCCTGTGGAAAACTCGTAGTATTCTGTGGAAATAAAGGCGAATAAAAAGGCGAATAGACCAGTATGGCCGTGTGCATCACATGCCAAGTGCGCATAGTATGAGAAGCAAAATAAACAAAACACGCAAACGGATAGAGGCACCCTAAGGGCAGGACTACTCTTAGGGACACTAACGGTAAGGGCGGGAGACGAGATTCGCGCCACGCGCTAGGTACAGTGGGGAGATAAGCTATGGGCTCCTCTGCGCGATACATACACTACTACCCTGTGTGGAGAACTAACCCGAACGGGACCACAGGGTACGGTGTCAAATACTACCAAGACGTGCTACCGAGTCTGATACGGTGGATGGACTAGTACCGAGAGATCCTCTTACGCTTAAGCGTGGGGATACCAGCGTGCGTAGAGCGGGTGTTTAGACTACGCATAAATCCTAGCGATGAGTTAGGTTTACTGAGAGCACGGGGCGAGAGCTTAATTAGCCGTGCACACAGAACGCGGGGATACTAGAGATCATGACTTGCTGATTGATTAAATGGGCAAGGTAGTGGAATAGTGAACGGATCAAGTGACTTGGTTGCATTGAACGCCTAACACCTGCAATGACAGTCTACAGACTGAGCACGCGTTAGGGTAGTAGACAGGCCAATATCGAATAGATCTAGGAGACAGCCACGATAAAGATAATCGTAATTATTACACTTTGAGCGAGGGCGCTAGTAAAGGCCCTCGCTTGTATTTATTCCCTTTGGCGGTAGACCTTGGACTACTTCATAAGTCTGGGGTCGTATGAGCTAAGCAGTGCGTACGACTGCTCTTATACGCTTAAACTACCTAGCCCTAGTAGCAGAGAGATAGACTAACTCGCTTTAACCTTCGGCGATATGCGTAACCAATGTGAGTCTTGATGGCCACTGGACACAGCTAAGCCAACTACGCGACGTTAAGACTACCTGATCTAAATCTAAGGTCTACCACCTGGGGGAGTAAACATATGACGCCAGTCGATTCGATCGCCGCTTTTGCTGTACTCATGGCAGTCTACTGCATTGGACGTGCCATACGGGTGGCCTTTCCACCTAAGACAAAGATGTACCGCTGAGTACCTCAGGTGCTATCGCTCAGTGACAGAGTGATAGCTCTTGTCTATTCAGAGAGTAGACCAACAGGAGAGAATATGGAACATATGCAACGGGCACTGGTACACTCCAGCGCCGATAACACAGAGAACAATGAGCGATTAGAGTATCTGGGGGATTCAGTCCTTCAGCTAATTGCCTCAGAGTATCTCTTTAACCTGATGGCTAGATCTACTGAAGGTCAGCTATCCCAGGCTAGGGCGCGGTACGTATGCCGCGCCAATCTTGTAGCCGTGGCTCAACGTACGCAGCTCGGACTGAGATTGGTACTCGGTAGATCAGAGTTAATGGATGGAGGGCGCAATAAGCCCAACATCCTAGCAGATGCAGTAGAGGCGCAGATTGGAGCCATGTATCTCACGTACGGGATGCAGACTACAAGACAGTGGGTAGTGGATAACATCATGGCTCGGCCAACAGTTAGCTAGCCGTAATTATTACAGTTTGGAGGATTCAATGCAGGACTATAACAAGAAAACATATGTGGACTTTGGCCAGCACGTGACTATGGAGATTGGCTGGAGTGAAGCGGCCATGCACTTGCAGATTGCAGGCAAGGTGCTGGAAGTTGAGCTAAGACTTACAGCCCCTGACAAGTCTGTATGTGTGGCTCAGGTCTACAAAGACGGCGCAGAGTACAGCTTCCCAATCACCCCAGGAGAGGCTGGATTCTACTGGGATTCTGACGGGTATTACTACTACCCGCCGAAAGAGTAACCTACTAGGCTAGGCTTGACAGTATTGTGAGTCTAGCCAATGGAGGATAACTTAATGAAAGCATCATTCGACCCAGAGTATGCGTATCATCTGGGTTACCATGACGGACTAGAAGACGGCCACAAAGACCCCAAGAGGGACTTTGACAGGGCTAAGACAGACCCACGCACTGTAGCCTATTTCGCAGGGCTCAAGGCTGGTGTGGCTCAGGCGCAGAAGGAGGGCTTAGATATGCGCTGTTTAGTGCGCTGGGATAAGCCTGGATTCGATACTCCTCAGTGTGAGAGTAAGTCTCACTATCTGGCTTTCGCTTACGGCCACGTTATACCGCTGTGCATCAGACACGCTTTCAAGATATTCCTTGACATCGAGGGCAAACCTGATGCCAATCAGTGGACAATAATTCCCAAAGACTGGGTGTAAGTAACCCGCTAGGCTGTGCTCACGAGTACAGCCGATGAGGTGCTGCTTATGACAGTGATTTACGACGATCTACTAGCTTGTCAGGACTGTGTGACAGCCATCGCCAATGATGACTATTCAGGCATGGATGACAGACAAGAGGCCAAGACTCGTAGGGGCATAGAGTCCTGGAGTAAGAAGGGTTATTTGGTTGTGGGTGATGAGGTAGGCTTCACCCGTGATGGCTGCGACATCTGCGACGATAACCTAGCAGGTGACAAGCACACGGTAAGCCTGTTAGGCGAGTAACTCGCTTGCTAGCCGTAATTATTACGGTCTAGCACTGAGAGGTGCTTATGAGTTTTGATTTAACTGCCGCTGTGTATGTGTTCTGTAGCAACCACCACAGCGGGCAGTGGTCTCGGGGTTACAGAATCATGAGCCGAATAGCTAAGCGAGGGCTAAGGCTCACAGATAACGCCTGGGAAGCTATACAGTACGGCACGGGCAGGGGTAAGGCAGAGTGGGAGTTAGCCCACATTTATTACCTGAATCTGGAGGGGATGACTCGATGGAGAGAGCATCTCTAATCATCAGGCTACGCCCATGCGGTGTGGCCGAATGAGGTGGAGGGCCTATCCGAGGATGAGCAGACAACACCCGTACACTCCAACATGCAGATGCCAGCGCTGTAAGGCGGTAAAGCGTATGGTAGAGAATCTACCGCTGAAGAAAGGGGGTAAGGCATGAGTGACGCTATGTTGCTGGGGCTAACAGTCGCCATGGTCATAACCGTGACGGTGATAGTCGCCAATGAATGTATCAAGGGCCTACAGCGCTGGAATCGGCGGCGCAAG